CAGCTGCCGTAAGTACCTCGCCAGTAGTAAAGGTCTTAAAACCTAATCCAGCTGCCATAGTCCTAGCTCCTTAATAACTTAATACGCCGCTGTCAAGCAGGCCGTATATGGATGAGTCTAATATAAAGCCGTCAATAATTGGCTCTAAAGTGGTAAGTGTTGTTTTCCAGCTGTTAGGCGTAATGCTTTGAGCTACGCCAAACACCTGCAAAGTCTTAGTTAGCGTTGATCCGCCAGGCTGGTTAGTTGTAATAGTTACAGGGTCAAAATAGTCCAGGTCTAGCGCTGCGATAATGCCCGTATTGTAATTATCGGTATAAAGGTCTAGCTGAATAGCATCGCATCGGATACTAGTCTCAGCTCTAGATGCCACGTATGCCTGTGCATAATCCAGGGCCACGGCATCGGTTTGCATAAGCAGGTTTTGCTGGTTGTAACTATGCACAAAATACTTATCTATGCTGGGCTGATTTATAGCTACTTGGGCTGTGCCGCCTGTACGGGTAACGCTGGCTGAGTTGTACACTAAGGTATCGTCAAGGCGCCACACCGCATTAAAGTAGCTAATATCTGTGCCGTTATCGTTAAATACTGTAGGCGTAGCCCCTGTACTGCCAGCCGTCACGTTACGATCTTGAAAGACAAACGAGCCAGCGGCATCTACATACAAGGCCCCATACTCGCTAATCTCTACCGTTTGCATAGCTGCAAGGCTTGTGCGGGCTGTGCCTGGGTCTGCCTGCATTGTGGTTAGCCCTGCATCTACGTCACGCATAGAGGCTGGCCAATCAATAGCATCTAACAAGGCGTTAATCCTTGCACCGCTAAGCTGACCCGCTGAGGTACCCGCTACGGTACTAATCTGTGCATTTTGTGCCAACCTAAAAGCATCTACAGCTTGGATAGTTGTGTAAACTACGTCATTAGCATTTTTAGGTGTAGTGGTTGTATAGCTAGTAATAAAACCTGAAAAGATAGGGTAAGTAACAGCCCCGTAAGTAGCTGTAATCTGCACTTTACGCATAGGCGTTAGTAAGTTGTAATACGGCCCGCTAGGGTTTTGCGGGTTAAAATCGCCGTTTTGGTCAACGATACGCAGCGATAGGGTGCCCGTTTGGAATTGGTCAGCCTGAGCGTTACGGCCTCTAATAGTTTGGATGCTGTCCACTACGTTCGATACGTCCACGATAACGCTGGCGCTATCTGCTAATACGTTTGTGTCTAATATGCCAGTATCTAAAATCATAGCCTGAGCAAAGCTAGGCCCAGTACTAAAGTTAATAACAGCGTGTACTGTAGGTACTGTCATACTGCTATGGCCCCTGCGTAGGTAGTTGTATAGCCTCTACGTGCTATCTCATTAAGGGCATTTTGCACGGCATCTACGATTATATTCTCATCGCCAATTACGCCCGCAGTTACGTTAATTACATTATTAGTGTAGTTACGATCTCTATTTTGGTTAGGGTTAAAGTCCACGCCTGCTACGGGTGCATTAAGGCTGTCAGGCATATCGCCACCTACGCCCAATACGTTAAGGTCATAGTTACGGTCTTTGTTTTGGTTAGGGTTAAAAGTAATGCCAGCATTAGACGTAGCTGCACCTAGCGTTGTAACGCCTGGGATAGTAAGCGTAGGGAACTTAAACTTAGCTAATAAGTCTAGTGCAGCTTGTAAATTAGATAGGTTGATTAGATCGGTTGACTTCATACCTGCTAAGACCCTGTTTATATCTAGCAGTTTGGCATCTTGCTTTTGCAAAGCGCCTAATATCTTTAAGTCCTCGTTTAGTTTGGCTGTGGCCTTTACTATGGCTGCATCATCTTTTGAGGCTATGGCATCTTCCAGGTCAGCAATACTTTGCTTAACCTTTAGGCGCTGTACATCGTTGGCTATGCCTAAAATCTGTGCGCTAGTAGTTGCCTTGCCTAACGCCTCCGCCTGACCAATTAGGGCGGCGTTAAGTTGGATTTTGTCCATATCAAAAACATCTGTGCCTTTAGCCAGCGCCAAAGATGCTTTATCTAGAATTGCCTGAGACTTTTTATCTGCAAGGATTTTAGCCTGGGCTTTTTGCTGCTCTTTAGTAAGAGTTGTTATTTTCTTAGCGTTAGCAAGGGCTAAGGCATCGGCTGCTTTTTTAGAATTGTACGAGCTAAAAGTACCCGCGCCACTTGTCGCTTTGCGTTGAGCTGCATCGAGTGCATCAAACTCCTTAAATAACTTTTCAAGCTCTCCATACATCTTGAATAAGCCAGCGCCAGTAATAACATCTAAAACAGCTATAAAACGGCTAAAGCTAATAATGGCTTTACCTAAGGCTCCTGCTACTGACTCTATAAGGCTTAGAGTTTTTGGCAAACCTTCCGAGCCGCCTAAACTAGCAAGGGCAGTAACTAAATCTTTGCCTAATATCTCACTAGCGTTAGCTCCTGCTACGGTTAGCTTGTCTAACGATCCTGAGTAAGAGTCTGCAGCTAGTTGCGCCTGGCCACTACTGACCTCAGCAACCCTGGTTAAAATCTCCTCAAAACTCATAGCTGCTAGCTCAGTTTTATTGAGGCCTAGCTGGTACTTCATTAAGCCGCGAGTATTGCCCTGGTAGGCCTTTGATAAATCTGCTGTCACGCTCACAACGTCAACGCCACTCATAGCGCTAAGGTCAAGGGCTGTGCGTAATAAATCCTGTGACTTGATATAATCGCCCGTACTGGTCAGTAACATCTGATAGGCAGGGCGTAACTTGTCATCGAGTACGCCCGTTTGGCGCTCTAAGTCACTTATAAACTTTGTTACCGCAGGGTCAGCAAAGGCTAGCCCTAAATTATTAAGAGTTTTGCTTAGTACCTTAGCGGCTTTGTCATCGGCTGCAAAAGCCTTAACGGCCTGCATCGCACCTCTTGCGCCAAAGGCAATACCAAACGCCCCAGCTAAACCTTTTACGCTTTTAGTAAGTGTCTTAGTAGCTGTCTCTGCCTTACTAAATGCCTTTTTGCCTGTGTACTCGGCGGCTATATTTATTACTACTGAAGGATCAACAGCCATTACTTAACCCCCATAGCATTATAAAACTTAATTTTTGAGTTTTCTATAGCCTTTAACACAGCGGCGTTAGTCTTGCCGCCGTCATTGGCCCAGGCTCTAAAGATTGCACGGCCTCGCATTTTACGAGATCGTTTGCCAGCGCCAGTTTGGTTATTGGCATCTACTATCTGACCGTCCGCGTTTATAGCATCTATAAATTGCTTACCTGCATACGGGTTTGCGCTGCGGCCTTCATTTTTATTTCCTGAGCGCACCATTTTGCCAAAATCTTTGTGGCCAGGATATACAACAGGTTTTAAGCCTGCCTGATCTCTGCCCTGAGGATTAACGCGCCCCGCTGTCTCATAGATTGCACCTGCGGCGCTGTTGTTTACGATACGAGCTACAGCTCTAAAACCTTGATTATTAGGCCTTGAAGGTGAGGTTTTATAACCTATGCCGCCTTTAGCTTTACCGCTATCCCATATTGGAAATCTACCTGTAGTTGTAGGCGCTTTGCCCCAACCCGATAAAGGCGAGCTACTTGGCACAAAACCACGAGCAGTTTTAACGATAGGGGCTAAAAGGCTTGCTAACTCTTTGCGAGTTTCTTTCGCTAACTCAGGGCTAAACTTTTTAATAGCCTTGCGTAGCTCAAGGGCGCCTCTTACCTCTACTGGCATTTTGCTGCTCCTTAGCTTTATCGCTTAAAACTTTTAACATATTCTTAAACATCTCTGCATCCAGGTCTAGTAAATACTGGGGCGCGATACCCGTTTCTACGGCTAGCTGTGCGACCAGGTAACCAAAACTACCGCGCCCCACTATTGCGAAGGGTCATCGTCCAATACCTCAACCTTAGCTAAGGTGTCTAAAAACTCTGCCCCAAACATCGGTACGGTTTGCCCGCTTGTGCGTAAACACTCCCAGGCTAGCCAGTACACATCGCTTTGCTTTTCGTCATCTCTAAAGGCTTTGTGAAAACCTTTTTTTGCATATAACTCAAAGGCGTACTCAATACGTGGCGTAATCTGATGATCCGATACGCTGCCGTCTGCCCTTGTTATTTTAAGTTTTGCCATTGTGTTAGCCCCTTTTGTTTATTCTCAGGATGTTGTAATTACGATTGGTGAGTTACAGGTAAAGGTAATGCTCTGAGTAGCAATATCTGCAACAGCGCCGTTAATATCTGTAGTGTTATTAACTAGCACAGTAGTGCTGTATAGCGGATTAGTAGCTGATACTACAGCGCTTGTCTGCTTTAGTGTTAGCGGTACTGTTGTACCCCAGGCAGCTTGCAAAGTAGCGTTTACGTTTGCTGCAGCTGTATCGCTCAAAAAGTCTAGAGTAATAGTGCTGGCCTCTAGGCCTTTAACAAACTTATGAGCTGTATCGCCCATAGCTGTTACCTCTAGCTCGTCAAAGGCACGGTTAATAGTTGCGCTTGTTACGTGATCTGATAGGACTACTGAGTTAAGAGTAGCCACTACGGTATTGGATAGATAAATTGCCATTGGGCTATTCTCCTATTTTCTCGGTAGGTGTGTCTTTTGTCTTTGTCTCTTTAACCTCTACTGGCAACTCTTGGCCAATTTTGATTAAAAACGCTTTTTCTTCATCTGTAAGTGCCATTAGTTAGCTCCAGCTCGTTAGTATGGATATTTGTAAATCTGCCGTTAGATAGTCACCTGAGGCAACACTTAGTACGCTTGGCGCGCTTACGCTAGTAACATTAAATACGATTGCGCTATTAGCTAGTTTAGTAAAGACAGCTACTATTGTGTCCTCTATGCCAATTAGGTTAGAGGCGTTGTCAAACATTGGTACGGTCATAATAATCTTAAAATTAGCCATAGGCGAGATAGTTGCCTGAGAGTTATTACTTGGCGTGATATATGGATCGGCAGGGGCAACCACCACGGCGCTAGATTGCATAGTGCTAGGCGGGTAGTTAAATACCGTCCATACACCTGGGTTAGCCAGGGCTGCAGCTATTGTGCTGCGTAAGGTAGTTATAGCTGCAGGCATTAGCCGACCATACCCGCAGGTGAAAGATACGGGGCTAAGAGGCCGCGCACGGATGCCATAAGCGTGTTAGACATCTTAAAGGGGCTAGGGCTGTAGCCGTCTAGGCTAGTTCCACCGTTTTGTGTACTGAACCGTGAAGTCCAGATATTTTCTGCCAGCATTAAAGCTGCAGCGTTAATAGCTGGGGTATTGGCGTAGGTAGCCGTTTTTGTATCGTCACCTGTCATAGTGCCATAAGGCAGTACGCGCCTAAAGTTTTGGTCAGCTGCAGTTTTTGCATATTGGATAAAACTATAGCCCTGTGGGAATTGCCAATAGTTAAGCTGCATATTAAAGGCAGGCAAGATATTAGCTGTGCCTGTGCTAAAGGGAATTGTGCCCGTAATTGTGTAAGTACCGTTAAAGGTTGAACCAGCCCCAGCAATAGTTACTGATTGGCCCGTAGTAAAGATGCCAGGGTTGGCAACCATAACTGTAGCGACATTAGACACCAACGCGGTACCGACTACGGGCGCGCTGTCAAACCATAAAAAGCCGTTTATTAGATCTTGTGCAGCTTGGCAGGTGTCCTCTATCCAGGTGTAAGAGTCATACAAAGTGCCAACGCCCAACGATGCTTTTAATGTCGCGGCGGTTACATATGTAGCTGGCACTTGTGTACTCCTATCTTACTTAGGTTTGGTAAGCCTCAAAGGGCTAAGAGGCCTACCAAACTATTAGTGGGTGTTATTTATGAGATATTTAGGCGGCAGATACCGTGCGGAATCTTGGCAATAGTTGCCATAAATCCATAAATAGCAATCTGTACCTGAAGGTTAGATACAACATTAACTGACATATAAGCCTGTGGGCTTTCATAAACAGTAAATGCCTCAGGCGCCAAAATAAATGCTGAGTTATCTGCTACGCCAGCGGTCATAAACCGATCAACGTATAGGTCTAATCCGAGCATATTACCGCGCACGGAATTATTGCTTACCATACCGCCAGCGTTAGCTAGTGCGGAAGGGTTTGGCTGGTAAGCGTTGAAAATTGGGCGGCCAGTTGTATCTACTGCACCTAGTAATAGGTTATAAATACCTGTGCTACCTACAAAGTTTTGCGCAAAATAGCCGCTGTTTTTGTAAACGTTAGCTGTGCTTTCAGCTGTGTATGAGATAAGCCCAGCTGCTGTAGCTGCTACGCCTGTGCTAGTAAAGCCTGTTGCGTTAATTGCAGTAATTACAGCTTGATCTGTTGCGTTCATATATGCAACCTGTAGCTGGTTTGTAAGCTCGTTGTAAAAATTAGGATCGTTTGTGCGTTCCAATAATTCTACGCTGAGTGTATTCATACCTGAGTACTTATTTACGGTACCAGTTAGATATTCCGTGACCATACCTGTGTTAGATACTGCGCCTGCTTCTGCCTCAACAGTTACAGTAGGTGCAACGCCGTTTAGGCCGCCGTTTGAGTCAACGAGTGAAGGCACATTTATTGTGGTACCTGTTGCAGGCAAAACTCCACGGCTGCAGGCATCTATGGCACTTCTTGGGAAGCGTGTATTAGTAACAAACTCGCTTAGATATTGAGTTGGGTTAAATGCAGGGTTAGTAGCAAAGCTATCATCTGCAGCTGTTACATATAGCTTTGACTCATCGCTACCTAGTGCAGCTTTGATTTTATGCTCTGTGTATGTTGACATACTTACGATTGGTGTACGTACGCGCTGTGAATTAAGTGCGCTTGGTAGGATGATTTTACGAGCTGCCTCTACTGTAGGTGCAGCCTGCTCTGTGGCATCTACTGCCTCAGGTGCGTTTTGATCGGGGGCTGTAGTCACAGCGGCCTCGCTTTCGGGTTGGGTTTCGGTTTCGGTTTCGGTTTCGGTTTCGGTTGTTACTATGTGCGTTGTTGTAACTTTAGTACTTGCAGCCTCTACTGGGGTTACTGGCATATCGCTTGCAGCTGCGGCAATTTTTTGCACCGCAGCGCTAGCAAAGGCAGCGCTCTCTACGAGTGACACCTCGCGTAAGGTGGCAGCGGTGACCAGGAGATAGTCTTTCTCAGGCTTTGATGCGGTAACTTCCACACCAACGGATAAGCCGTCCATAAGTTGCTCCTGGGCTAGCAAAATCGCATCTGATCCACGTGAGGATGCACTTACCTTAAAGCTTGCATATAAACCGTCTTTAGCTGAGGTCATACTTTGCATACGCCCCACCACGGCTGAGTTATCGTGTGACATTAGGAGTTTTACTTTACTTGTCTCAGGTGCAGTAATACTGCCCTCACTAAAAACAACTTTGCCCGCGCTTGTGTAGCCAATTTCACCGTAAGGTGCAATTTTGCCTGAAATCATACGGCGCTCGCCACTATCTACTGCCTCTATATTGCCACTAAACGTTAAGATCATTAGTGCCGTTCCCTTCATTAAGGCCACTAGGGCTTAGTTGTTCCATACTTTGCGCTTGCTCTAAGTCAATTAAACCCAGGTTAAGCATTTTCTCTATTGCATCTAAACGCGCTGCAGTATCGGCACGTAAGAAAGTTTCATCTAGTGCAAAGCGCACTACGTTACCGTGAGCCGTAATATCATCCATAGATAAACGGTTTTCAATAGCGCTAATAAACGGCTGTAAAGAATATGCTACAAACTCCTTGCGCCCGTCAATAATGTTTTGGTAGGTCATAGAATTATTCATATCTGCGCTTATGTAATACGCGGGTACGTTCATTAAACGCGCTACCTGTGTAGCTAAGTATTGGCTAGCTTCGTTGTACATCATATCTTTAGGGCTAAAGCCAATATTTTGTATATCTAAAGTGCTAGTTAAAAATGCAGTTGACCGGCTATTTCTTGCGGCCTTCCAGGCAGCTAAGATTCCGGTAACTTGTGCTTCAGGCAGGTCAGCACCATTATTTTTTATCACCGAGGTAGCCATAGGCGTGGCGGCCGCTACCGAGCTAGCCTTCTCAATATCTATGGCAGCTTGAATTGTGCGAGCGCCTGTCTCTAATACACCAGGTAACAAAGATTGAAATGTTACAAGCT